CATACTTACGTTAAGATATTATGTAAGCATGTAATCAAGGAATGTGGATGGAATCCTATTTGTCATTTTAGATTCTAGAATCTAAATCGACGAGTAGGATTGGACAGAGTGGGGGGGGGTGGCATATAACGAGGTGACTGTGCAAGGTTTATTAATAGAAGGTATGCTGTTTGCTAACTATAAACAATTAGCTACAGCTTTAGGTGAAGAGCCGAAGTCAGGCAAATCAAGAGAATTGCAATTAGAACGCTGGAGTAAAGCATTCGCATGGCGTAAGAGAGGTAATAAGATAATCATCACAGAGATATTCGAAGGGCCAGATACACAAACATTGATAAGTAGACTAAGTTTGCTGAGTTTGTACAAACTTTTAATCATGGTCAGCGTGTATCCACAAATTTTAAAAGATAGTGAAATTTCAAAAGCTGAAAATCAAAACTTCAATAATCCTGGAATTTTAGCTGGTGTAGAAAGGAGAAAACTTTTATACTGGCTGGGGATTATAAATAAGGATTGTTTTGAACGTATGGTGCAGAAGAAGGAAGATGCAGTAGAGAAGGAGTTTTTTCAAGCGCTGCGAAGTAAGAACTTTTACACAATACTTGTAGCGTTGGAGCAGTTGCAGCAGGATAAAGTTCTGCATGTGAGTAAAAGCTACATGGTACAGAAGCAAGGTGAGTTTACTCTGTATCCTTCGGAAGTTATGGAAACGGTGCAGATAGATGCAGCATACAGGGAAATTCTTAACTCTTACGGTTACATGAGTATGCAGGAAGTTTTCTTGAAAAAGACTTCTAAAACTTTTTACAAAGAGTTGGGGCAAGTGCTGAAAGTGAAGCATGGGATTCTGTTCCACGAGGAGAGTTATACTTTCGGAGGAGTTCCAGAGTATATGCTGCAGTACTTACGAAGTATGGAAGGTTTTGATTTGTGTAAAATTGAAATTCAAAAATATCTCAATAGTAAAAGCGCTGCTCGGATGAAACTCTGGGCACAAGCACAATGGAGAAATTATGTAGAAACTAAAGATATAGTATTTTCTAAAGATTGGAAAAACAAACAACTTCCAGATGACTTTGTAAATAAAATTGAAGATTTCATTGGAAGGTACATTTACACAGAAACTTTTAGTTTGGAGAATCAAAATGGTTAAATTAGGTGCGCAGGTGATTAGATTGAATCCAGATGTTAATTTCCCTCTGCCGAAGTATGGTACAGATGGAAGCGCAGCTCTGGATTTGTATGCAAACATTGAGCATGATGAAGTGCTGTTTGCAGGTGAGAATAAAAAGATACCAACAGGATTGAAGTTATGGCATGGTAATCCCGAATATGCAGGGGTGATTCTTCCACGGAGCAGTGGTGGTAGTGGTGGTATGAATCTTAAGAATCTTGTTGGTCTGATTGATTCAGACTACCAAGGTGAGTTGATTGTAAATGTCTGGAACAATAATGATGTAGGGAGTATTACAATACCAAGCTGGAAACGTGGTGTTGCGTTTGCACAGATTACTTTTGTACATGTTGCACAGTTAGTAATGGAAGAAGTTAAGGAATTCAGTGAAGAAACATTGCGTGGTTCTGGTGGGTTTGGGAGTACAGACCACCTTGATATTAATTTTGGAATGGGAACTAAATAAATGAACATAACACAAACATTAGAAAAAGATGTACTGGATTATGGTTTTGTAAAACTTCTTAATTTAAGTGGGCCAACCAGAAGAGGTGAGCAGGTCTTTGATGCTGATGATGTTGACCCAGCACAAGTAGCAAGGATAAGTTTTGACAACTTTGAGCAGGATAGAACTCTTGAGCAGGATGAAAGACTTTATGAATACCTGCTTTCCAACGGGCATAATACTCCAGTGGAAATGATCGAAACCTGGTGGCATATGAAAATGCCTATCTTCGTAGCAAGGCAGTTTGTAAGGCATAGAACAGCTTGCATTAATGAAGTCAGCGCAAGGTATGCCACATTGCCTGAAGAATGGTATACTCCAGAAGATAAAAACGTTGGTATTAAGGGAGGCAGTAATAAGCAGGGAAGACTTCTGCTGTGGGATGAGCTGACTACAAAACAGAAAGATATTATAATTAAGTTTCGGTATAAACTTGACGACACTTGTCAGGAATCTTATAACGAGTATTTGTATTACTTAAACTCTGGCATAGCACCAGAACTTGCAAGATGCTTTCTTCACGTAAACCATTACACTCACTGGATCTGGAAAATGGATCTTAGTAACCTGATGCACTTTATGAGTCTACGCTGCCACAGCCATGCACAGTGGGAAGCTCAGCAATATGGTGATGCAGTATATGAGTTGTTGAAGCAGTTCCTACCAAAAAGTATGCAACTGTTTGATGAATATAAAAGGAAAGCTACTCCACAGGAACTTACTCATTTGCAGGAAGCTTTGTTGCTGTTGGATTACAATGCAGCACAATTTGATGAACCTGGAGAAGCGATGCAAACAGTGCGTAAGTTCTTTAAAAGACTGGGGGTGAAGTAATGGGTATGTCAATAAAAACAAACCCTGACAGTAATAAAACTACTATTATAACATCATTAGGTAGTTTATCATTCTTCCCAGAAGAGTGGGATTTACTTGTTAAAGCGCTGCAAGGCTTAGCTGCAGCACCTGAAAAAGTTTCAAATAAAGAAGAATTTCCACACTACTTTAAAGAACTACCTGCAGGAACTACTCATGTTGACATATACATGGTACTGGCTTTGTTTGATGTTACAGATCAAGCAATAGGACATGCAGTTAAGAAGTTAATGTGTCCTGGGCAGCGTGGTGATAAAAGTAAAATGCAGGATTTAGAGGAGGCTGTTAAAACTCTAAAGCGAGGTTTGGACGTGATGAAAGTTATAGAGGCATTGAAAGAGAGCCAACAGAACCACTCTCTGCCTTCATCCTAAAGGTTTACTTATGAACAGTCGCCAACGCTCAACGAAAGCCGAACGAATAGCGGCAAAATCCGTATTGAAGGGTATATGGGAAAAAGCCTTTCAGGAAGGAAAATTTACCATCACTTATTCTGCTCAAGAAAAGGAAAATACGGAAAAATGCCGGATACTTCACCAAGCACTATGCGACTATAGAAAGGAGGTAAGGAAAAACCAGAGTAAAGATTTCGATCTTTTTCTCATTATTAACGCTTGTTCTATCTCTAAGAAAGGAGAGTTATGCATAGAAATAACCCGTAAACCTGGGGCGTTTAGTAATCGAACGTCTACAATTTTAGAATTGATTACAGAGTACCCAGAGTTAGGACTTAGTCCGAACCTCGAAAGCGGTACATTAGCAACTTCTAATATGCTCGGTTCAATTAATCGTGAGTTTGAAAATAATTTCAAAAACATGAAAAAATCACTTGCGTGAATTAAGAAGTTTCTATAATATGAACCCACGGTTTGAAAAAAGCCGTTTTTTAATTTAATCAAAATCCCAGAGGAAAATACCATGAACACAGAAGCAAAAAAAGTATCAAACGTAGTTGTTATGAACGATGGCAGAGAAGTTGATTTCGGCGTCAGAGGTAAACTGAAAAAAGAAATCACAATCGACGGTTCAGTTGTTACTACCAAAATTGATGCTGTAAGCGGTGACAGTTTCACCTTCACAGCAGATATGAACTCTCACGTCCTGGCCATCCAATTGTTTGCAAACGGTATCAGCCAGAAGTTAAGTGACTCAGTTGTTAAAGCTGGTGATGATCCAGAAGATATTGCTGCAGCTGTTGAAAGAACCATTCAGCAATTGAACGACGGTATCTGGACTCAACGTGCTACAAGTGAAGGTCTGGTTCGTGGTTTCGCTGAATTGTACGAAGCAATCCGCAGAGTTAAAAACTACGTTGTTGGTTCTGCAGAACATGCAGCGTTGAAAACCAGTTTGTTAGGCAAATCAGAAGAAGAACTGAAAGCCTACAAATCAAACAAACTTATCAAAGCTGTGCTGGCGGACATTGCAGCTGAAAAAGCAGCAGCCCGTGCCGCTAAATTGGCTACAGGTTCTGATGAAGGTTCAGATGTTGATGAATTAGAAGGTTTGTAAACACCTCTGGGGTGTTGTTTTAGGGAAGCCCACTGGGAGTAATATCTCAGTGGGCTTTTTTACTGATGGGGAAGGTTATTCGCACATATTGCAGCAACCGAAAGATAATTCACTTTCAAGCAGTGTAACTAATAAAGAATATTCTGCAAGAGTTATCTTGTATTTTTCAAGAACTTCTGAGGTAGGTTGATAGCATTCAAACTGTCTATCGTAGCAACCATAAAATTCTTCTTCTATACAGGTCGGTTCTGCATAACCTTTATCATCCCCAGCCCCAAAATCATCTAGATCAGCCTCTATTCCGTTTACAGTTAGTTGACTAGCTGCACAGTAATCCTCACAGCGTTCAAATTCGTATTTCATAATTATTCCCAGGTCTGATCTATGTAAGGTTTGTATTCTGAATCTTCAATTTCATCTTCTGACTCTGGCCACACATCTTCAGATAAAGTATCAGCTACAATTTCCAAATCTGCCTGCTCGAAGTCATCTACAAAAATGTAGGGTTCTTCCTGCATTGGCTGCAGCACCAAATCATTAGAATCAATAACTGATGGGTCTGCCTGCCAGGTAAGTAATTGAAGCTCTTTAATCTTTTCTTCCAGTCTTGCTGCAGTACGACTGGCTTCTTCATAAGCAGCTTTTTGCTTTTCACGCAGAGTAGTTATAGCTTTCAGAGTGTATTCTTCTTGAGAGAGTGCAGGTAATTCTACAACAAATACCTGCTCTGCATTTATAACTACGTCAGTGTCACCTAACCACCAGGTTCTATCAGGCGGTATTAAGTAATATTCCATCTGTTTTTTACTTTCGTTGAATTTTGCAACAAGTGATGCTGTGATTTTTTCTAAGGCCATGATAATTCTCCAGGTTATTTTAGTTCGTAAATAAAAGTTTTTGCTAATCTAGCATAGCGGAACTGGATATGAGTATATCCATCTTTTTTCAGATCTGCTGTTTGTTGTTTATTTGCATAGAAATAATTTCCCAAGAAGCAGAAGTTGAAATCTTTGTTAGCATCCCAGTCTGTTAGAACAGCTGCTCTGCTTTTGTAATCACGCCCGTAGGCTGGTGTTGCGGTTATGGTTTTCATAAATACTCCTTACACAGAGTTAAAAATAAACAATTGTATCAATAAGCACTCGATCTTCAGCTTTAAGCGCTTTCCAGCCTGCTACAGTCTGGTAGCCCTTCATCAGATAACCTGAATCTGATAATCTAGCTAAAGCATGGGCATAATTTTTACCAAACACTTCTACATAACCAGATTTATTTGGTGTATGGACTTTAAAATACCAGAAAGTGCATTCTGATAAATCTTCTTCAGTCTGAATATTCCAAGGTTTTTGGTGGTTTCTTAAAATATTCTGCATTTCTGCAGAATGCGCAGAACCTGGTGCTGTGTTGTAGATTGCTTTAGGTAATAATAAATTGGCTAATCCTAGAATATGAAAGCTGTCGCTTTCATCACTCACATACATAAACCTGAAAGCATCCAACCAAACTCTGTACATATTTTCGCCAAGTTCCATTGGAGTTTCTACCCTGCAGTTATCCCACAGAGCGCTTAAGAGATCAGCTTTTTTATCGTATATAGATTCAGTGTTCATTACAGTTCCTTACAGATATTTGTTAATAAATAGCCATTCCACTATTTCAGGAGAATAGCCGTCTGGAGTTAATTCACAGAGAATTGTAGTAATTGATCCCCTGTACATTCTACTCAACGTGCCTGACCTGCTGATTACTTTTTTAGGCAGGTCTTTTCTAATACTTTCATCTACATATCTTAAATAAGATTCTAGCAGATGAAAGTGATTTCTATGCAGACATTCACGCACGAGTGCAATGAATACTGGTTCTGGTAGGGCAATTAGAATACGCTTAACTGTACGCAGTGTAGAAATCTGCCTCATAGTATTTGTTTCTGATCTACGTTTAAGCTGATCTATTGTTAGTTCTGTTTTGTTCACAGGAATTTCTCCGAAAGTGCTGTTAATTATTGTTTTCATTTTTAATCCTCAAAGTTTTGTTTTTCTGCCCAGGCCAAGTAAGCTATTTCAGCTTTAGTTGGTTTTGCTATAGGATCATTTTTAAATTTAATAAACATTGCTCTGTATGTGACAACAGAATTAAGTATCTCTACTTTTATGTCTTTCAGTATTTTTTCTTTAACAGATTCTGTTTGAACATCATTATAAAGATCAATCATACAGTCAATCTGACCTGGACGCATTTTTAAGTTTTGTAATTCTTGGAACCAGTTTTCTGTTTTCATTCTCTGTACCTCTGTCGGTTGGTTATTAAGTCGATTAATCATACCAAACAAGACGAAACAATGCAAACAATATGATTGATTTATACCTTTATATAATGCATGTAATCGAGTAACTCGAATCAATGCGATTGATGCCTAAATAGGATTGACACGTTCAATACGCTTTGTTACCATAAGCCATCGACCAAAAACCCCAAACAGCGTACCAGAGGAATTATTTATGTCAGACACATTTTTAGATGATTTTGCACAGTTTGAAGCAGACTTATTCGCTGGTAAATTCGATCACATGGTAGGAAAACTTACTACTAAAAAACCAAAGAAGCAGTCAAAAGAAGTAAAACAACTGCTTGCTAAACCAGCAGAACCAGCTCACAAAGTCACTTTCCCGACTGCTGTTGCTTTTGTCAGCCAAGAGTTGGAAGTGACCTGTGTATGTGGTCATATTTCAGTATTTTTAACAAAAGAAAGGCAGGTAAAAATGTCTTACGAAAAAACAGGCCGGAGTTTCTTAATGGACGCTGATAAAGAAACTTCCCATCTACAACTGCCAGAAGAGAAAATGACTTCTCAACTGAAAGTTTACAGCTGCAATTGCTGCAGCAAAGGATCCTAAAATGAAAGCAGCAAAGCTTTCGGTAACAGTTCCAGGGTATGTTATGCCAATGCTGGAATTAATCTTAACCCCAGAGTGGTGTCCTAATATGCCAAAAGGCAGCATGTCATCTTTGATAAGTAACCTTCTGCAGAAGTATTTAGAAGAATACTTCAACACAGATATTCTATCACTGATTGAATTTATGGAGAATAATCCAGAAATCAGTCTGGTAGAAATGACCAAGTATTTTGAAGATGCTCGTATTGAGCGTCTGGCACTGGAAGATGTGTTATGAGTACAGAAAAAGAATTTAAACTGACTCCAAGCCAAGATGCAGCGATTAAAGACCTGTCAACCTGGTGGCAGATGAATAAAAACTCTGACGCACCTTCCTTTGTTAGAAATAACATTGTATTAAAAGGTGGCCCAGGTACAGGTAAAACATTCTTAGCTAAGTATTTTGCAGAACAACTGCCTGAGTGTGTTCCGTTATTTACTGCACCAACTAACGAGGCAGTAAGACAGCTGGAAATTTCTCTACAAGGAAAAAGTCCAACAAAAACCACTTACAGTGCCTTAGGTTTAAAACTAAGTATGCGCAGCTTTAAGCAAAAGATTTATCAAAGTAAACTTCCCAGTGATTTCGACAATTACAACTTGCTGGTTGTTGATGAATCATCTATGGCAGGTCTACGGGATAAAACTGAAAAAGGTGCTGCAGATGACCTGATGGATTATGTTCTAGGCTGCGGTATGCGAGTGATCTGGTTAGGTGATTGGGCGCAGCTTCCTCCAGTCAGTTCAACCACTGGTGAAAGTCCTGTGTTTGAGCAAAAATTTCCAGAAATTGAACTTTTGGAAGTTAAAAGGCATTCTGGTGACATATTGCAATTTGCCAGTATGATTAGGGAAGAATTGAAAAAACCTGTAAGAAACTTACCAAAAGAAATACCAGCTGGTGTTAGTATTAAAAACAGGGATTCTGCTGGTATGATGACTTTTACTGCAGATGAATTCCATGCGATCATAGAAGATCGGGCCAGAATCCTGACATGGACTAATGGAGTTACAAAATACTCTAAAGTTCCTGGTGTTAATGAGTACAATACCAGAATACGCCATGCTTTATTTGGTGCAGAGCTAGCAGAAGAATCAGACATCTGGCCATCAGATAGAATCCTGATGGCATCCCCTCTGATGAATACGGATGACCAAGAAAAACTAAGTCTGGAAAATTTAATGAGTGCTGAATGGAAAATGCTTGCTTCGGTAAATACCAGAGCAGAAGTTCTTTCCGTTGAACCCTGTACTATTCTTGGTGTTGAATGTCACAAAACACTGGTTGCCTTGGAAGGTGGTACAGATTCTACTATTTACATTCCAACCAAAGCAGGACAATTAGTAAAAAGTGCTCAAGAAAAAATCCTGATGGATTTAGCAATTAAAGCTGGTGATGCTCAACTTGCTGGTAAAGCTTGGACAGTTTATCACACTTACCGTCAGGCTTTTGCAGATGTTAAGCATACCTACTGCGTAACAACTCACCGCAGTCAGGGTAGTACAATACCGCATGTTTTTGTTGATGTAGGAAATATTCTGCAGAACAGAGACAGATTGGTAGCTTTTAAGTCTTTGTATGTAGCCAGCACCAGGGCTGCTGAATCTTTAACTCTATGCCTGAGATAATCTTATGGACATTAACCAAGCAATAAATACCCTGTATCAAGGTTATGTTTTAAAAGTTGTTTTTTGTGAATTAATAATTACAGATGAAAAATCTTTAGCAGATAAAGTACGGTATTCGTACACTTCACCTGTGCCAGTACCTGCTGGAACAAAAGTAGTAGTAGAGTCTGGATTAAGTAATGCTGATAGAGCTGTATACCAAGTTGTTACTGTAGTTGAATGTGGTACTGAAGAATTGTTAGATTTATCTGCTAAGCACGTTTACCGTCCAATAGTAAGTCTTTTGGATACTGCAGAACATTTTGAACGCATCGAACAGATTGAAACTATCAAAAAAGGTTTCCAGCAAAAGATGCGTCAAAACTTAAGAAACCAGATAATGGAAGAATTAAAACAAGCACTGCCTGCTGATATTGATCTTACCTCCATAGTAGGCGAAGTTGCTAAGGAGCAGGAACCAATAGTAGAGTTACCTACTGAATTTATACTATGACTTTAGATTTCTTAGAAGCACCGGCAGGTGATTTTACTGACGATCAGGAAACACTTACACCAGAGCAATTTAGAGAACTTACAGCACAGATTGAAGAACTAAGAACTAGACTTTCTTCTGGCGGTAACATAACTCTGGATGAAGCTAGGCAAATCGGTGTATGGTTCAGAGCTAGGCGACGAAAAGCGTTTTCTGTAATGAAAGAAAAGAACCCGCCAAAAGAACGAGCTACCAAAGCAGCAGGAACTAAAACTAAAAAAGTTCTTACTGCAGCAGAGCAACAAGAAATACTTAACAAACTTTTAGGTGACTTATGAATAACAGTCAAAGGCAAGCAGCGATTTCAAGTCAATTTGCAAAAGTAACTAGTAAAGCTACTGCTGCGGAAAAAATGACAGAAGCTTTTGCAGGAATGCCAAGTAATAAAGTAAAAGTAATTAATACTGAAATAGCATTGCTTGCTGCCTATGATAGAATAATTAACCAAACCAATCTACAGCGTAAAGTTGTGCTGGACAGATTGCAAAACTTAAGTATCCAGATAACTAAGGAGTCAAAATGAAAGAATTTATAGACATGGGGGTGCTGCCAGTAATGATACAACTGGCAATAGCATTCGTAGTTTCTTATGTTTTTGTGCTGGTAGTAATGGGGCCAGTGATTAACAAAAGAGTAGCAAAGCAGTGGATTTATGCCAGCTTTTCTAACAAATTAGATATTATCATGTTCTGGCATGTATTGCTGATCAGTATGATAAGTGTAATTATTCACAATGTTTTAGTCTTTGCAGGAGTTTAGTATGGCACTTAAAACACTATTTCCTTTGGTTATAGACAGCACAATGCTTATGGAAGCTGATGACTGTCCTATGGCTTTCTTCCGCAAGTATCTGCAGCACTTAAGTAGTGGTTACGAAAGTACAGACCTCATTGCAGGTAAAGCCTTCGCTCGCGGTCTGGAAGTTACAAGGAAAGCCTATTTCAATGACGATGCTGATCCTGAGTTTGCAATTGCAGCTGGTGTTGAAGCTCTGATAGAATCTTATGGCGACCATGAACCTTTTTCTGCTAAAAAAACAGCAGAAAAAATGTGCAGTGCTTTAGAACTGTACTTTATGCATTATCCACTGGGTATTGATGATGTAGTGCCAGCAAAACTCTCAAACGGTGAATATGCTATTGAATACAGTTTTGCACAGGAACTACCGTTTGAGCATCCAGATATTCCAGGACTGCCAATCATAATTACTGGCCGTGCTGATATGTTAGCAGAGTATGCTGGTAGGTTATGGGTAGTGGATGAAAAAACTACTGGTTCTGCTTTTACAAAAGACTGGCCTAAACAATGGGATACTCGTGGACAGTTCAGTACCTATCCTTGGGGGCTGAAAAAAGATGGTATTCCAGTAGCAGGTGCTATCATTCGTGGTGTGAGTATGGCTGCAAAAGATATTAAGTTCCAGCAATGCGAGTCAATCCGTGGTGACTGGCAACTTGATATTTGGGAGTTCCAGATGCTTAAAAAAGTAGAAGCCCTTTTGCAGAAGTATACAGAATGGAAAGCTTCTGGTAAACATCCAAGTTACTATTTCTTTGGTAACTGGGCATCAAGCTGTATGAAATACTTTAGGCCATGTCAGTTCCAAGACCTATGCAGAAGTAGAACATCTGAACAATTCTTGGAAAGCCAGTACGACCAGTATATCTGGTTGCCACATAAACAAGAACGTATGGAACTTAACACATACCTGGACTCAATAGGATATTCAAAATGACAGAACAAACAGAAATAAAACCTTTTTACGATGGTAAACCTGTTACTGAAATAGATTATAGTAATTATCCAGCTATTTTAGAGAACTTAGATAGAGCTAAAACTTTTAAAACTCTAATCTATGGCGAAGCTGGTACAGGTAAAACCTGCTCAATACGTACTCTACTAAATACTGGGCAAAAAGTACGCTTCTTAGCCGCAGAAAATAACGCATTATCTGGTATAGCAGCAGCTCTTCGTCTGTGGCAAACTGAGCAAAAGAAAACCGGCAAACTTGAGCTTGACCCAGAACAATTTGCTGTAATGATACCAACTAGACCAAAGCGGGGCATTGCTGATATAATCAAAAACCAAACTAAATTCCTTGACCTGGCTCTTGACAAGCAAACTACAACTGCTGATCCTGAGCGTAGAAAGTACACTCGCTATTTAGAAGTTTTGAAATCTACCAGTGCTTTTGTTGATACTACCTCTGGTAAAAACTTCGGTAACGTAGAAGATTGGGGTGCTGATACTACTTTTGCAGTAGACTCACTTACAATCATCTGCGAAGCTATTGTACAAGGTACTGTAGGTGGTAAACTTGCTACTACTCAGCAGGAATGGGGTATCATGCAGAAAACTGTTATTGAATTTATGAGATTCCTAACAGAAGATTTACGTTGTAATGTTGTAATACTGGGCCATCCTACGAAAGAAACTGACCAATTAAACGGTGGGCAAAAAATCTACCCTGCGAATTTAGGTCAAGCTCTGAATAATCTGTTGCCCAGCTACTTCACTGAAGTTCTTTACTCCTATCGCAGGGGCAAAGATTTCTTATGGTCAACTCAACATAATCAAGCTGTAACCAGACAAACAGTGTTACCACTGAGTAATGAGTTACAGCAAGATTTTGCTCAATTCTTTAAAGGAAATTGAGAGTCTGGTAGACTTTAAATTAATTTACCCTAAAGCAGCACCGGGGTAGAGTGTGCTGCATACTTAATCAAAGAGAAAATATCATGGCTAAATCAGAAGAATTAGTAAACTCATTTTTAGATGCTGTTAACGATGACAGCGCAATGAATACTGAGTACCTTGTGTGCCCAGAACTCGAAAGCGCTCCAGCTACAGTTGAAAAAATTGAAGTCAACGTGGGTACTTACACTGACAAGAAAACTCAGCATGAACGTAAGTGGGCCAACCTGCAGTTAGTCTGGGATATCGACAGTGACGAAGCTCGTCAGGTAGTAAAACGTGACAAAGTATCTGTGCGTCAAACCATCATGCTGGCTTTCAACAAAGATGAAACAGCTCTGGACAATGACAACAATCAAACACTAGGTCGTCTGTTGAAAATGTTTGAAATTGACAAAGCAGGCAAGACAAACGGGCAGCTGTTTGAATCTTTCGTAGGTCGTTTTGCTTATGTGAAAGTTGTTCAGCGTCATATCCAAAACAAAGAAAAAGAACTGCAATACGACAGTGAAGGTAATCCTCGTATGATGCCTGAAGTCGTGGCGGTTTCTACTTCGGCATAAAACTTTAGCACTCTAAGCAACGATAGCAGCACTCAGTCTTTATGGGTGCTGCTTTTTAGGAGCTAACATGAAAGAATTTCTAATTTGGTTTAAAGACCTGATAGTTTTATTTACTTTAATGCTTCCCAGAGCTTTCTGCAAATGGGTAAATGCAAAAGTAGATAAACTATTCGATGACGTATTTTAACTGGAGCATATATGTCAGAAGTAATGTTTGTAAAGATTTCGGAAATTAAAGTACCACCTAACAGGTTTCGTCAATACTTTTCTGACAAAAATTTGGGTGATTTGCAGGATAGTATAAGCTCAGGTATGGGGCTTATCAATGCAATCACTCTGAAACATAACATGGAGATTTCTACTGGAGAATCCAGACTTAAAGCAATTACTCTACTGCATGATATAGGGCAGCCAGTCTTTTACCACGGCGAACGTGTCCCAGAAGGCTGTATTCCTGCGCTGATAATATCTTCTTCACTAGAAGAGTTAGACTATCTGCAAGCAGAACTACAGGAAAATACTTGCAGAGAAAACTTCTCCTTTATTGAGGAAGCACAAGCTGTAGCCAAAATCGCTGCAATAAAACAAGCAATGATTGACGCTACAAAAGTGAAAGAAAAACCTGTATTTGTTCTTGGGGTTCCACTGAAGAAAATAAGTAAGGAAGCTATCCAAGAAACTGCTAAACAAGTTTACGAAGGTAAATCTGGGGAATACTACGATCAGTCAGTAAAAGATTCTCTTAAGATTGTTACCTTCATGGAAAGCAATCCTGACAAAGCACAGCAAATTCTTAAAGCTAAGGATAAGAAAGAAGCAGTATCAATTATGCGTAGAGCTGAAGAATCTGACACCCGCAGCAGGTTAGCCTTAGCTCAAGGTAAATCTTTCAACAGCAGTATTCACACAGTAATCAATGGTGACTGTCTGGAAGAATTAACAAAACTACCTGCAAAAAGCTTTGATGTGTGCTTGACAGACCCAATCTATGGTATTAATGCTGGAAACTTTGGTAATGCTGCAGGTAAGATGGAAAATCTATCTCATAACTATGATGATAGTCCAGAGAACTTTAGAGCAATACTGAAACCAGCTCTACAGCTTGTAAGCAAAGTTCTTAAAGACAGAGCACATATTTATCTGGCCTGCGATATTCGTAATTACTTCACATTGTGTGAGTTTCTTACTGCTTCTAATATGCCTGGTAATCCCTGGAAGATAACCAACGCACCATTCATCCAGTACAAATTAGCTGGTGGTCGTATTCCTAGACCTGGATTCACACCACGCAGAAGTTATGAGCTCTGGCTTTATGCTTACAGAGGTGAAAAACAGGAATATAAATGTATAAATGACGTAATTGAATGCGTCAGTGATAAAACAGAAACCCATGGTGCAGGTAAACCAAAAGACCTACTCAAAACATTCTTAAGTAGAAGCTGTATGCCTGGGGATACTGTACTCGACTTCATGGCTGGTACTGGAAGCATTCTGCCTGCTGCACATGAACTTAAAATCAAAGCAACTGCTATTGAAATTTCACAAGAATACTATGGCAGATGTTTGGAAAGATTGAAAGAATTAAAATAGTAATTTTAACAGTTATATAACACTGGATCATTCAATGATAGATGCAGATTCTCTGGTTTACATCCCAAAAGCAAAATTTCTACGCCAACGCAGCATCATGCTTATTGCTGACTGCCCACTTGAGCAAGAAGTTAAAAAGAAAGCAGCATTCTCTTCACAGAGTGCTGCCTCTATGTTCAATGAACTCAATAAAGTTGGGGTACAGCGCCTTCATATTCACACTTCTTATTTGTTCAACTTCCGCCCAGAAAAAGCAGATTTAAATGCTTTGTTTCACATAACTGGTTTACCTGTTAGTGAGTACACCTTCTGGCCTCAATCCAAGAAAGACAGTATTCTTAATTTTGCGTATAATGACCTAATAAACCTGCGTGAAGAAATCAAGGAAGTAAATCCATCTTTGATTATTTGCACAGGTCGCTGGGCACTTTACTTTCTTACTGGAGAAACAACTTTAGCAGATACTCGTAAGTCACCCTGGGGAACTTTAACTAAGTGGAGAGGTTCACATCTGCAGTTAGGTTCCTTCTGGGAATACACTGACCCTCATGTAGTGTTACCAATCTACCCACCGACTGCTGCTTTTCAACTACCAGAACAATCAGTAGTAATTCGTCAAGATTACATTCGTGCTGGTATCTTAAGTAAAGCAGCAGTTCAAGGTAATATTCGTGACTATGTAGAACACCTGCAGGATGTAACTTACATAACTTCTCCAACTTTTAAACAAGTAAAAGACTGGCTCACCAGAGAACTGCTTTGTTTAGAACAAGGTGAAAAAGAATATGCTGTTGACGTTGAGACTGTAGCAGGTTTTCATGATTGTATTGGTATTGCATCTTCAAGCACTGAATGTATCTGCATACCTTGGGCAACTATGAAAAATCCAGCTTATTGGAGTGAAGCAGAAGAAGTAGAACTGATTTATCTGCTACATACTTTCTTATCCCATCCAAACTGTAAGCACATAGGCCAGAATTACACCTATGACATTCAGTACGAATGGAGAGATTTACTTGTTAATGCATATCCTGCATTCGACACTATGGTAGCACAGCATGCAATGTTTGCTGGTCTTGAGAAAAAGCTAGCTTTCCTTTCTTCTCTATATTCCAAAATTCATAGATACTGGAAGGATGAAGGAAAACGTACTGCTTCAAGCACCGATAAGCAACGCTGGATTTACAACTGTAAAGACTGTTGCAGAACCTACGAAATAGCTCAAGTACAAAAAAGAATGTTATCCGCTTCACCACAGAACATTCAAAATGTATTCAAAACCCAGTGTTATGAAACCTTACCAACCATAGTAAGAATCATGCGTAGAGGTTTAGATACAGATACTTTCACAAAGAATGCTCTGTATAAGGAACTCGTACACGCTATGGAAGAACTGCGTAAAGAACTAGATTACATAGTAGGTGAACCTTTTAACCCGCTGTCTCCTGACCAAAAGAAAGCACTATTCTATGATCTATTTGACTTACCTACTCAGTATGATCCAAAAACAAAACAACCTACACTGGGAGCACAAGCACTTATAAACTTATCTGAGCAGTTCCCGCTGATACGTCCGTTTGCCGAGCGTTGCAGTGAGTATGGTAATTTGAAAACATTTAGTTCTACTTTCCTAAAAGCAGCAACTGACATTGATGGAATGATGCGAACTTCTTACAATGTATGTGGAACAGATACCTACAGGCTGAGCAGCAGTGAAGATGCTTTTGGTACTGGTCTTAATCTGCAAAATATTCCCAAAGGAGGTAGGACAGTAACTGGTAGAATTCTTCCTAACTGCAGAGCATTATTCATACCACCACCAGATCACGATTTCTTCGACATTGACCTGGATAGCGCTGACTTACGAATAGTAGTTGCTGAAAGTGGTGCATCTGGACTGCAAGAAATGCTTGATGCAGGTTTAAAACCTTATGTTGAAATGATGAAGGAATACTACAATGATCCTACAAAATCAAAACACTCTGACGAATACAGAATCTTTAAAGGTTTTGCGCATGGTACTCATTACCTTGGTTCTGCTGCTGGGCTTGCTGCACGCTTGGGGCTTCTGGTACATGAAATCGACAAACTTCAGAAATGGTACTTTGGGCGGAATCCAGAAATCGCAAAATGGCACAAAGAACTTAAATCACAAGTCCTCAACAGAGGCTGGATTGAAAACGTGTTTGGTTATAGACGGTACTTCTGGAATAAGAAGGAACCCACCATCATGCAGATCGCAGCGGCCTGGAAACCACAAAGCACGGTAGGACTTTTAATTAACAAAGGTGCTGTAGCTTTGGATAAGTATGAACCAGATGTTCAGGTTCGTTTGCAGGTTCATGACTCTCTTGCTGGTACTTTTCCAACAGCTAAGAGTTATTTACCTGATGTAATTAAATCCCGCTGTGAGATACCACTACCTTATGAAGTACCAATAATTATTCCTGTAGATATTAAAACTAGCTCAGTTAGCTGGGGAGCCTGTGGATGATAGAAGATAAAAACCTGTGCCCAAAATGTAGAGTAGGTATGCTGCTTTTCTGGTCATTTAAATACAAAATATGCATCAACTGTCACACGATTTATCCCTGGCCACTTGATGAAGGGCAGAAACCTTTAATTCAACACCAACGCTGAGAGTCTTATGAAGAATTATAACTCCCGAAAATGGCTCAATCCTGAAGATTCACACTTCACTGGCAGTATAGTCTGTTTCGACGGTGACGTCTGCAATCAGGGACGTCCACAGGAACGCTACACTTTCGTAGAAGTAGCCAGTTGCCATACCAAAGTAAAACTTCACAGCAACAAAAACGATGGTGCTGAGGCTACAAAAGAATTCATTGGTAAACTGGAAATCTTGATTACTGAACTACAATCATTCCAGGACTATCTGATTTTAAAGGAGTATCCATGAAAAACAAACGAAAATCTAATAACGATTTCTCCACTATGACACTGCAGGAAGCTATTCTCTGGACTGAACAAAACACTGCAATGGCTGATGTATGCAAACGCCTTCGCAGCAGAGCAGTAGCAAAACTCTTACTCAACCACTGTAGAGAACTTGAAATCCAGCTGCAAAAAGCTAGAGCATTACAATTTCACGCTGAACGTATCGCAACCCGTTACCAACCAGACTAATTATGCAAAAAATAAACACAGAAACATTCACAAAGAATCCTTCCGTAGCTGCTCGGATGAAAACAGTAATACTTTCAGTGGCGATAGCTAGAGAACTGCAATCTAACTGGCGTGCTTGTGCTGCAAAGTATGAACGTGCAACTTTAGGTTCAGTTAAGAAATTCTGTAAAGAACTGCAAACCTTCTCTGATGAAGCTCTGGATAGAGCCATTCACTCACTTACACTGGAGTTATAACATGGTACATTTTGCTACTCGTGGTGGTGATAAGAGAGTTCTAGGCTACATTGTTAATGCCCAGAGACCTGTCACCCGTAATGAAATAAAGAAAGCTTTGGTTGCTTATATCTCTAATGACGGTGTGAATATCAGCTTAAGCTCTTTGTTACACAAACAAATGATTTCTGAAACTAACTATAAATTCAAACCTACAGAACTTGGTATTGAAAAGTACAAAGAAATTTCAACTAGAGGTACAGCAAATGATCTGCCTATATTGCAATAAAGAAATTACTGATCCATGGGTTAACCAGCTAAGGCACAAACCTTGTAATAGAAAGTTCCGTGCTGATACTATTCGGGCGAAACGATTAGCAGAAAGGGAAGAAAGATTACTCTGCAGTAAACCTCTGCATGATGAATCGTGTCTAAGCGCAACCAAGTTTAACCATGTACCCTAGCTTACCTTAACACTCAAACGATGCCCAGAGAACGGCTCTGTTAAGCCCTATTTCACCACTTCATACGGCCAAACCACTATGAAACCACTATTTATCATTACACTACTACTAACCCTAACCAGCTGCGGCTATCAACATTTTACAAAACCTGGTGTATCTTCTTACACTCAGCAGGAAGATGAAATGCGCTGTGAATCACTTGCTTATCAACAAGCAACTGCACTGCATGGACAAAACTCTATGATTGAACTTGCAGTGCTTCCACGGAAGTCTGAATGTATGCAGCGTCTTGGTTATACTGGAGTGCGATGATGCCAACAGATATAAAGTTCAACTGGACGGTAAGTAATTTTAGATTTCTTATTTACAAATTTGAAACAGGTGGAGTATTTAAATACACTGTATTCGAAGCTTGGAAAAAGAAACCTTCTACTACCTTATGGTTATTCTGGTTCTCATTCACTTTTAGGAGAGTAAAATGACAGAAACTGGTACTAAACCTCAACTTTTGCATTGGTTTTGTTTTTCATACACTGGATCCTGTAATACAACAGGAAAATCAGTTACAGCATCTACTTACACTGGATATCTTAGCAGGAAAATCACAAAACCGATTATAGAAAAAAATAAGGTATTTGCTGGTGTAACAGAAGATTCTGTTTTAATAGGAGTTTTCTATCTCGGTAGGATGCCAAGAAATGAATTTTTAGGAGAGTAAAATGCAAGTAACAAAACCACAGAAAGCTGTTAACGCTGAAATGTCCCACATTAGATTCCCCTGTATTGTGTTCCCAAAAATCGACGGAGTACGCGGGATCAGAATCTTACCCCATTTCACTGGACGAACCCTCAAACCTTTTGCTAACTGGTGGCTTACAGATACATTAAGTAACCCAGTTCTACATGGGCTTGATGGTGAACTGGCGAATGGGTCTGTTACTTCCAGCTCACTGTGTAGGGATACTACTTCCTACTGCAACAGCTTTGCTCAAAAGACCTCCAGTGTAATCCCTGCATGGTATATCTTTGACTACATCACTCCTGAAACAGCACATCTTCCTTACCACTCCCGCTGGGAACTTGCGCAGAAGTTGGTTCAGAAACTCACCAAAGATACTGATGCTTTTTACTTTTTGAAACTTGTTCCTCATGCAACCATCTGCAACACGCTGGAAGAAGTGGAAGCCTGCCATCAAGACTTCATATCTCAGGGTTTTGAGGGTACTGTAGGAAGGGATTTCTTCCGCCCACATAAAAACGGCAGAGCAACTACGCGTGAAAATGGGTTCTGGAGGATTAAAGATTTTGTTTCAGACGAAGGGGTCATCATAGGTTATGAAGAAGGTCAAACAAACCTTAATCCTGCAATCATTAATGAACTGGGCTACACTGAGCGCAGTTCCCACCAGGACAACAAAATACCAAACGGTATGATTGGAAACCTGAAGATCTGGTACAAAGGTCGGGAAGAAACTATCAGCACTGGTTCAATGACTCATGCTGAACGCACTCTCTATTTCAATGATCCTTCACTTATTTTGAATAAAATCTGCACCTTCACTCACATGCCTTATGGTGCTAAAGATAAATTACGATTTGCGCAGTTTGCAAATTTCCGTTGTGACCCTGACCTTTAAGGAATTAAATTATGACTGAGAAGAAAGACCTAACTGCTTACTGGTGCACTTGCGCCACTGATCCAACCAAATGCTTAGGATGTGCTGTTGATAAACTTGTTGCTCAGGTGTTAGGCCCAATTGGTACAGCTTTCCTAGAGCATAGGACTTATAAAATTATTCAACCACAACAGAAGGAGAGGAAATGAGCCTACGACACGACTCTGAACTGATGATAGAATCAATAGCTATTGCAACTGCAACTAGATGGCAGCGTTTGTATAACGAATACCAAACTGTAGAAAAGATCACTCCGAAAGAAGGCTGGCCACCGGAACTATGTTTCTACGTTACTAACCGCTATGCACCTGGCTGCAACAACAAAGACCCTAACTACCGACCTGACTTATGAAACCAATTAAAGCAATCATCCTTGATACAGAAACTACAGGTTTCTCTTCCCCAGAACCTGTTGAAATCGCCTACCTTAAACTAGGACACCTACATGACTATACTCCAGAAACTTTCCTTTCTGGTCATGACTATTTTGAACAAAGATTTAACCCAGGAAAACCAATTGATTATTCTGCATTCCAAATACATGGAATCAGTAAACAAATGGTACTGGGCTGCCCTCAGTATCACATTGATCTTTTGGAGCTTCCTGACTCTGTTGAGTATCTTATCTGTCACAATATATCTTTTGATTTACGAGTTTTGAAATGTAAAAATTCAGGTTTTGATTCTGACATTCATTTGAATTTTAAACCGATCTGCACCATGAAACTTGCAAAGCGACTGTGGCCGGATTTACCTTCGTACAAACTGGTGGCTATTATGGAAGAGCACTTTCCAGCTATTTCAACCAAATTAACTGAAAAAGCCCATGGTGCTTACAGGGATACTCTCTTGTGCTTACTGATTATATGGAAAGCTGTGCAGGATTATGAACTAACATCCTGGGAGGAACTTCACCAACTGTGTGAGCAGAAGGTAAAGAAAATTAAAAAAGAATAAATTGCTTGATGAATTTTGTAAAATATGCCACCCCCCCCCACTCTGTCCAATCCTACTCGTCGATTTAGATTCTAGAATCTAAAATGACAAATAGGATTCCATCCACATTCCTTGATTACATGCTTACATAATATCTTAACGTAAGTATG